TTAAATCGAACCCTGGGTATAATTTCATTAAAGTCGATAGATCAGATCGTTCTGTTTTTCCTTTTTCTTAATAGACGGCGATAAGATACCCCAACGATCATTATGTCGAATGTTCTCAACTTCCAAGGTATCAATGCGTCGAGCTTGAGTATCAACATACATAATTGTATACATCATCATAATCAATATAGTAACCATCATCAGTAAAACGGATACAAACTTCATGTCGGTTTTTTTCTTTTTCATAGTATTTAAGCAGTTGCTTCTTCTTCTTTCTTTTCAGCAGCTGCAGCTTCTTTCTTTTTAATATCAAGTAAAGCTTCGTATGCCGCCGATAAATCTTTTCTGTTTCGTGAAGATAACTTGGACTCTTTAGCTTGAATTCTTTTATATTCAGATTCAATTGGTAAAACCCATGGCTCGTTTTGTTCGGAAATTTCTTCACCGGTTTCGAGCATAATGGTAAGCGCAAGGCGATACTTGAATCTATAGTTTAAGTCTGCGGGTGTCATAATTTATTTGGTTTTCTTTGTAGTCTTCTTCTTGGTAGTCTTCTTCTTAGGAGGGGTTTCTTTTACACCATCCTTTTCAACTTCAAGTTCTTCATCACGAGCGTCGCTCCTCGCTTGGAGTCGTTCAACCACAGTGCTGGCATCCATCCAAATATCTTTATCATCAACAAGGTTGCTAATCTCTTCTGCTGTAAGGAAGTCTTCGTATTGAGAACGGAAAAGCTTTTCAGACCACTTACGATCGTGTATCACATTTGAATACATCTCTCCACCTTTACCAATCATCCCGCCGCTGTAGTTATGAAAGAGAAAGGCGCTGTGTTCGTTGATTACAAAGTCATCACCTTGAAGAAAGATTAAAGTTGCAGCACTCATACAAGCTCCAGTAACATTCATATTAATATGTGCATTACACTCGCTAAGTACTTGAAGAAATTGGACAGTTGTAAATAGGTTACCGCCAGGGCAGTTAATATGAATGTTAATTATATCGGTTGGTCTTGCGTTGCGAATCTTGTGAAACCATTCAATGTATTCGGAAGCTTCGCCAATAGAACCCAACAAATAGAAATCCATAAGGGATCCGTATTCGCCGGAAAAGTTATTTTGCTTTCCTCCGCTAAAGATATCTTCCAATCCCATAGCCTCAGTTGATTTGTTATCTTCGTTTTGCATATTTAAATTATCCTTGTTTTCTAACGATTCCCAATAAGGGTTCCCAGATGAATCCGAATCTAAATCGTGTTCCTAGTTTAAATTTTAGTTTACCTGTTTGGCAATAAGTGTTCCAGTTTTCCTTTAAAGCATTATAGTTATACCCTTTGTCAGATCCTTTTCTTGTAACATAAGAGCTTCTTGATTCAGTAGATACTTGCCACCTATCACCGTCGGATCGCCAGCACCCGCACGCAGTTCTCTGCATGTCATCAGTGATTCTAAGCTTAGGAATAAGGTTGCAGCTTGGGCACCTTTCCCATTCAGCGTAATCATCACCTGGGTACCAGTAGCTGTTTTTCACGTTAATCCAGTCGTGAACTGGATACCTACGATGTGCTTTATCCAACTTCATATAATGGCTTACTCGTGGTGAATTTTAGATTTCTTACCTGAGTTCTTGTGGATCTTTTTAAGTAAACAGTTCCAGTCACCACCCACCTTTTGAATCGTTGTTTGTTTGGTATCAAATGAAAAGCCGGGTGCAGTCACACCGCGTTTTTTCTTTCCGGTTTCACAGTGCGGACAAGGATCACCAACAGGATCATCTCTTTTGGACATGGGATGGTTTTCTTCCCACGTTTCCCCACAAGTTTCGCAACAATAATCGTAGGTCATTCTACTTATCACCGAGTAGTGTTGGAAAGGCTTTACGAACAGTAGCTTCAGTAAGGGTCTTGTAAAGACTTTTAAGGCTCTTGTCTTTTACAGCAATTACAATCTTAGCGTCTTCAGCAGCTAAGTTTTCAAGAAGCTTAATATAAGTAAGTTCTTTTTTAAATGCGGGTAAAGGCGATTGCTTAACAAGATGTCTTAGTTGACGAACGTGTTTTTCAAAATGGCGTTGTTGCTGCCCAGGTACTCCTGCATTTTCTCTATAAGGAGGAGTTCCAGATGGAAGATCAAACTCAACTTCTTCTTTATAGTTAGCTTGAAGTAATGTTTTAATTCCAAAGGTTCCGTGATCTTGTAAAAGCTTTACTCGATCTGCAACGCTTTCAGCTTCTTCGCACGCTTCAAATAATTCATGAGGAAGCTTTGTTCTGTTATTCTTTGCTGTCTTTTTATTCATAGTGACATTGTGTTGTTGTCTATAGTTATATATCTCACTTGATAAAGAACTCTTCTGCACAAGCAACAAGTTGGCTGCAGCGGCGAGTAATAAGATAGTTAAGAACTTTACCATTTGGCTTGACTTGCTTTTTATTATACTCGTCAACAATGTTTGACGCAATCTCTTGAGGGATTTGAGAAAGGTCAATCATGCTTTTGTTGCGAACGTAATTACGATACGTTTCTTCATCGAGAATCTCTTGCATGTCCCCTTTACTGGAAGCGTTATACCATTCTTCAATCTTTTTAGCACGGAGAGGAGTTTGACGCGATTCAGAAACAAATACGTTATCGGGTGAAAGAACGTTAGGAACCCCGTCACCACTGTCGCCACGAACCACGTGCTCGAACAGATACTTGCGCGGGTTAGTATCCTTTACAACCTTTTTGGTAAGAGGACTGAACTGCTGAACATTGTCATATTTTTGTAACTGAATAAAGTCCTTATCAGCACTAACAATCATAACCTTTTCGTGGTTGCCAAACTCTTGAGTTGTTTCCACAAGGGTTGCAATAACGTCGTCAGCTTCAGCGTTACTTACTTGAACCACAGGATACGGCAAGAACTCGTCGATCTCATCCCTTACTTTATTAATACTCTCGAAGATAGATTTCCAATCCATATCAGAGCTTTCGCGATTCTTTTTACGAGCCGCTTTGTATTCGGGGAAGGTACCTTTACGCCAGCTACCAGCATCACATGCAACAATCAGTTTACCATACTCATCACGGTATTTAAGATTGTACATTCTCAACGAATTGAGAATCATATGACGCAATAAATGTTCGTCTATATTTGATTTAGGCTGTGAAAACACAGTAGAGATTGATATTCCAGAGAAGTCTACGATAATCATTTTGGTATATTGATTTTAGTTTAGACTACTATTATACCATAAAAAAGAAATAATGTAAATCATTTTTTAAGGTTTTTAACGTGACTGTGGTGAATCCTAGCTTGGATAATTCCGTTATAGTATTCATCGTTTAAAAGTACTTCGCGATCAACCTGCTCTTTTAATTCCATGTACGACATAGACCCAAGTGAAGTACACAAGTGAAGTATCTCTCTTTTAAATCTTTCCCCACCAAATTCTTCAACAAGAGCTTTGGTTTCAGGACTAGAACCGTAATAGGTTTGCCAATCACTTTCAGCAACTGACCGACGCTTTCTCTTCTTACCTTTTAACGGAGGTCGAGTTATCTTACGGGTAAACTTTTTCTTACCGATATATTTCTTTTCGTTTTCGGTATCAGTAAGGCAGTATACGAAGCCGACATAATCGCCAATCATCTCTGACGTAAATTCTTCCCCTTGATAGATCCACATAAAGTATCTATACGGAAATTAAAGAGCGCCGTCGTAAGAATTGTGAGCACCACAAAACGGGCAGTATTGGGGATAAGACTCTTTGTCGTAATCGTCGTAATCTGTATCAGTGTCTTCTACTGAAGAGTAAAAGGCTTCTTCATTATCTTCCCACATAATTTCATAAGACATGTGGCAGCTGGGGCAGCGATGTTCGGCAATCATATTTATCCTTCACACGACTTACACGTGTTTAATGATCTAGCAAGTTCTTGTGCAGGGTTACCACTCCTTTGGTAATACATCCCTTTAATTCCACTTTCCCATGCATAGATCAGCAGTTCATTTACTTCTTTTGGTTTAGCCTTTGGCGGGATCATCAAGTTCAGGCTTTGGCCTTGATCAACAAACTTCTGTCGTTGTGCCGCTTGAATAACAATTTCCTTTTGGGATATCTCACCAAAGGTTTTAAATACATCCCGTTCTTCTTCGTTTAACTCAGCGAGGTGTTGAACACTCCCGCCATGAGTTAGAATTTCATGCCATACTTCTTGAGTATCTAAACCCTTTTCACGAAGCAGAGATTTAAGATAAGGATTCTTGAAGGTGAACTTACCTTTTGCAAGGTCCTTTGTAAAATAGTTTGAATTGAGCGGCTCAATACTTGGAGAAGTTTGACCAAGGATAAACGAACTTGAAGTTGTTGGCGCAATAGCAAGGGTGGTAACATTCCGCCGACCATACCCTTCAAGTAAAGAAGGTTCGCCATACTTCTCAGCAAGTTCTTCAGAAGCATCATCTGTTCTAATACGAATGGTACTCCAGATTTGATTGTTATGCATTTGAGCCTGCAGACCTTCAAAGGGAATCATCTTCTTTTGCAGATAAGAATGCCAACCCAGAACTCCAATACCCAAAGCCCGTTGAGCAATGGCAAAATTACGGGGTGCATCCATATGAGGGATACCTTCTGTTTTGTCTATGAACTCAGTCATAACAGCATCAAGAAAATACGTTAGTGTTTCAACCGCGTCTGTTACTTGAATCTCGTCCCAACGCTCAAGGTTAAGAGAAGAAAGGTTGCACACAAAGCTTTCATTTACATCTGAGCTGAGCATAATCTCATTGCAAAGGTTACTGGCATGAATGGTTTTACCTTTGTCTTTGTATACTTGAGGTGCTGCGTTATTGGCGTTGTCAGAGAACATCAAGTAAGGATACCCACTCTCAAATCTTTTCTTAATAACCAACCCCCAGATACGACGCTTTTCTTTATCACCTTCAAGCATTGATTTCATCCACTCATCTGAGATGGTAACACCAATACTCATCTCTTGAATCTCATGGCCTTCACCACGAATCTTCAGAAACTCTTCAATGTCTGTATGATCAACGGGCAGATAAGCTGCAAAAGAACCACGACGAACATTACCTTGAGATACCACGCTCATAAGCTTGTCGTAAAGTTCCATAAAGTGAACGGCACCAGTACTCGTTCCACCTGTACTAATAGGAGCACCACGACCACGAAGAGCACCAAAGTAAGCAGAGGTTCCTCCACCAAACTTGGTCATCATGGACACTTCGGCAAGCTTGGCACCAGCAATCTCTTCAAGCGTGTCGTCAATAAAGGATCCGAAACAACTGATTGGCAGGCCGCGTTCTCGTCCAAAGTTACTCCAGATTGGACTACTCAGCGAGTAAAATCCATCGCCAAGATAACCTTCAAACTTTTCAGCAAATCCCTTTATGCCAAGTATCTTTTCAGCATGAGCCGCAATGTCTTTACAACGTTGCTCTGGTGTTTCTCCTTCCAGTAAATACCCTCTTTCGAGGAACTTACGAGAGTCTTTATTTAGCCAATAGTACTTTTCCATTATGTATTTAAATTATATATCACTCTTATTAAAAGAGGTCGTCTTCATCAAACGACTGACTCTTCTTTGAATATTCCACTGGACGAGAGTGAAAAAAGTCAGTCATGTTGTTTCCGTGTAGCTCTTCTTCAAACCACATGGTTTCAGCAATCAAATCTTGATCAATTTCAAAAGGCTTTGTAAAACCTATCATGTCCATACTGCTGTTAATTCTATTCTTGATAAACTCTTTAAGAATATCGGCATTTAAACCAGGCTCTTGAATACCATTAATCATCCAGTCAACAATCTTAGCTTCGGCTTTAAACGCGTCAGCAGCTGCACCAACAATTCTCGCTTCAAGCTCATCATCAAACAGCTCAGGAAGTTCTTGACGAATAGTGTTGATAATTTTCATACCAACCATGGCGTGAATGTTCTCTTCTTGACGAGTATACTTAACCTGCTGATCAGTATCCTTTAGCACATTCTTGTATCTGGCAAACCAGTTAATAACATAGAATTGACTAAACAACGAAACGTTTTCAACCAGCAAAGTAAACAAGGTAATGGCATAAAGATACTGTTTTTTGCTATCCTTGTAAAAGCGGTGAGTGTATTTGCGAAGATACTTAACCCGACCCTGAATCCAATCAAGTTTTAAATTCTCTTCAAAGATGTCCTCCATATCAAGAACCTTGAGAAGGCGCTCATACGCGTTGTTGTGAATCACTTCTGTATTGGCCATAACATAGCCAAGGTCTTGCAGTGCGGGGTGGGGAAGGTTCTCACCAAGCTTAGCCCAAAAGCTTTTCACTGCTACTTCAATTTGTCCAATTGCTGAAAGGGTACGAACAATGATTTCCCTTTCTTGATCTGTTAGTACTGTTTTAAATTGGTGGACATCCGACTTAAAACTAAATTCTTTATCCGTCCAAAATCCGTTGTGCATTGATTCAATGAATTCTTCTGTCCAAGGGTATTGGTTGGGTTTCCGGCTGATCTGTTCTTCAAATATTGTTGGCATGTGTATACTACTGTTGTGTGGTTTAGTCTATTATACAAAATAATACCTCAGCTGTAAATAAAAAAGCAGAGGTATTATTATTAATGTTGAGCTTTACGTTATCCTCTATCGAATCTACGAATAGCTCTAAGCGCTCCGGTATCGGAACATTGAAGAACGACTATTTTCTGGCGGTTTGCAGTGGCATAGTCGTATACTGCCTTTTCTGTCTCATCCTGTAGGTTGAGGTATTTAGCCCACCGTTCAAATTTGAATCGGCCGGTCTCGAATTTATTAAAAGTTTCAGCACACACTTGAAACATCTTCCAAGTTGGTCCTTGGGTTGGATACTGAGGAAGTGCACCCTTTGGTTTCTTTTCTGATTTGGTAAGGCAATACTCGCCTTCCTTACCATCTTTGGGCTTCTTTAAAAGTGGTCTCGGTTTAAGTGCAACCGAAGAGGTTGACATTGCATCTTCTTTCATCAGTAAGTTATTGGATTAAGTTGTGTGTTTGAAATAATAACGCTGGAACCCGTATCCGCGTCGATAAGTTTAAAAATTGGATAACCCAATAGCGTCCCGATTGGTGCACGCCTTTCTTCGGTAACAGTAACAATCCTTCCCTTACTTTCCTCTGTAATATCCCCATCCTCAAAGTGAATTATGTCTTCGCAAAACTCGTAATTACCAGCACTTAAATGACCTTCTTCGTTTAAAAGGTAAAGACTTTCTTCGTTAAGATCGTCACTGGTAGGATCAATTTCCAAGCCTTCTTTAATTATTTCAGTAAGTACTTTATCTGATAACCGTGTGTGTTCTTTAATTAAATACAGCGCTGCAGCATAACTTGCCAATGTACTCTTTCCTACTGCAGGTACCTTATTAATAAGCCGCTTAATGTTATAAACCAACTTGTGAAAAATGTTATAAACCTTTTTATCTTCACGCCCTTTTGCCTTGCGTAATATCTTTCCGTTTTCATCAACGATACCTGCCTTAAACGCTCCGGTTTTTTCCCAAGGGGTAGTTAGCAATCGCAAAAATCGGAGGGCGTAGAATCTGTCAGTTAATGAAAGCATTTTTAGAGTTGTTGAAGTTTCTTTGCGACATAAAGGTCACTAGGTATATTTATAAAATCATCCTCCTTAATATAAGAAAGAAATAAAAGAAATGTTTTTAATGCAGGCCAACTTTGTTCGCCAATCTTAAAGAAGCACATACTGGTCGCGGCTTCAAATTTAAAGACGTTGTATATTAAAATAAGGTGGTTAAGAATTAATCTTTCCTGTAAAGAATCTGATTTCTCGTATTTGGTAAAAAGCTTTTTAAGATATTTAAATCTATATAAGTCTTCATAAAACTCGTTAACATCTAGCGCACGAGGATTGTTATAATTTTGAGCAGCATACAGATTAAAGTTGGATCTGTTAAGGTTATTATTGCTAATCATATTGTATATATAACCGCAACTAATCACAAGGAGCGAGTTCATTAGGAAGCCAAACATAAGAAGAAACGCAGTACTTTGGATTTGATACCGGTGTAGCACCTTTATGAGGAAAGTTCCATGTTGGGGGAAACACGCAAACAGAACCAGCAACAGGTTTAATCGCAAGCTCTTCCCCAATATCAAACAATGTTTCTCCACCTTCCTTTACATCGTTTAAATACCAAAACATTACAATAGCTCTCTTGGAAGAATCTTGATTAGCTGCGTCAATATGCCAGTCAAATATCCCTTTATTTGGTTCATATCTTTTTATTCTAGGAGCTTCATAATCCTTTAACGCTTCATAACAGGGAAGTCTATCACGAAGAATGTTATGAGTATTATCCATATAGAATTTACTTATCCCTTGCATCAGCTGTCCCATTTGAGAACGAAAGGGCTCAAACGCAGAATGGTCAAGCATGTTAATTTCTTCAAAATTTAGAATTCTATTTTTTCTTTGTACCCTTTCTTCTCTGTGAATAGAGTCATAAGTTTTAATAAGAGCCTCGCACATACTTAAAGGCATAGCACCCTTTATATGCATGATATAATCTGCTAGTGTTTTAACCATTGTATCTTTATTATACTGATCCCTGCGGGAACCGTTGGTGTCCCAGCTAATAGTCTAATAGTGTTAAGTTAAATCCTTAACGACCTTAGATCTATTATATCAAAATCCTTTAAGCTTGTAAAGGTAAAAGTTTAGTAACTTTTTACTAAGGTTGTGTTACCCTAGGAGTGATATGAACCTGACCCTCACTGATTCTAAGAACGGTTGTTTCAGGAGAGTCGTCTATAAAAGCTTCAACATCATACACATATCTTCCCGCCTTTAAGCTTCCGGTTTGTGCAGGTGATAAAGAAATTGTCACAATACCTGTTGTGGGATCCGATGCAAGAGTAGCTGTAAAGGATGTGGCAACAGTGGATGCATACGCTTTTCTAACTTGACCGCGGACAGAATATCCTGTTAAGTCAGTTGCTGCACCACTTGTTTCTGCAACTGTTACAGTGGTCGAGAAGTTACTGCCTTGATCTACAAATAGGTCTGTGTATTCTGCCATAATTTTATTTGCACGTCCCTTTGCGTTTAATTAACAAAGGGACGCGTTTTAATATTAACCTCCAACTGGGCCGTCAACTTTTTGAGAGCCAAAGTATTTACCAACGGCCTGCATGATAAGCGTCTTCAAAGGAAGTCCTTCAGTGTCTGCGCCGATGTAGTCGTAGATCATAACCGCAAGGTCGTCATCTTTGGTCTTCATCTCTTCAAGCTCAACAGCTTCAAACGTAAGCCTACGTTTTTTAGCTTCTTTTTCAGCAGCAGCCATATCTTGTGGATAATCGGTCCAAGGTGCCTTAGGTTTGTTTTTAGCCAATCCGAGTACTTTAATCCATTTAATCAATTGATCATCAGGGACTTTACTAAAGTTAATCGCTTCAGTAATTTCGGTTTCTTCTGTGCAGTGGCTTGCCATCACTGGCTGTGGCTTAGGATGTTTCAGATCATCGCGATGAGCACCAGCATTAACCATCTCATCTTCGTGAGCACCTTCTCTAGGTCCGCAATGAGAAGCTTTAATGTACTCGTAAGAAGCTCTAAGGGCACTTGCTTTCATGCCTTTAAGATCCTTCATCATTGCCATTAACGTATCCTTCTTTGTTCCCATTCCGTGCATACTTTCTCTAGTATTACAATGGGCAGCTTTAATATACTGGTAAGAAGCTTTTACATCAGCAACCTTCATGCTACGAAGTTCTCTCTTTACGGCAGCCATCAGCTCCATTTTAGTTTTGGGCTGGTGTGCATCATCGTAAGTCATTCTTCGAGGAGCACCAGCTTCATCTTCGTGGTATGTTTCGTTGTAAGAAGTGATTTCTTTGTATTCAACTTTAACTTCGTTACCATCAGCATCAATTGCAAAAACCATATCATCTTGGAACATTCCTTCAGTGTCCTGATCTTCAGACTTTGGATTAAAAATTGTATATTGTTTACCACTGGCCAATTGAATAACACCTTCAGAGTGCTTCATGGAGCGGATCAAAGTTCTTTTAGTAAACATTCCTGCAGAAATAGCCTTAAGATCTTTAGAAGAACCTTCATCAGCTTTCGCATCAATGTTATCGTTTTGCTTTTCTATTGACGAGTCGTGGGCAGATTCGTTAAGTATTTCTTTTAATGTTTTCATATGATTTATACTATTTATCAATTTATTACAGTTAAGTCTTGAATAAATGCTTTACTTGTGGTTCGATCGTTTTTAATTGAGACATGATTTGCAAATCTTTCAGTGATGGTGTATTCCTGCTCGTCCTTTTTATTAAACACGGTGTCTCCAATATTGAAGATTGAGCCAGAGATATACTGTTCACGCACTTGATTTGTTTCAAGTTCAACGTGCTTTCTAAAATTTGTTGATTCCTTTAGTCCCATTCCTTTGCGAACAGCATTCATGAGATCAGTAACCCCACGGAAGTTCTTAGGCATACCTAGAGAAAAGGTTTTTAAATCGTTATCTTCTGCTGCCGCTCGCAACTTACTTGCGCTCATGGCCTCTACAGCATCATCTGAGTCAGGATCGCGTTCACCCGCACTTTTAACTTCAATGCCATATTCAAAATCGTAAAATCCGTGGCGACCTTTAACACCGTTATACTTTGGAATCAAGGCTCTAAACTCAGGAACGCGATCACTGCCAACAACAATTGTTAGCTTGTTGTAACCATCTGAATGCGCTTTATCCGCCACATCAAAAAGACTTTTAACACCCTTGTCCAGAATAATGTTTCTTCCATGTTCAGGAAACATCTTCCTTAAAAACTTTACCTTATCTGTATACTTAAGAGGGTTCTTTTTAGGATCAATTGATTGCGAAGAATAGATTCTATAATCAGCTCCTTTTGCTAAATTAGAAACTTTCTTTAATAGCTTTCCATGTCCTACGGTAGGAGGATTAAATCGCCCAAAGGTGACAACCAATTCTTTTACAGTTTCTTCTTTAAATTGCTTAAATGATTTCATTTACTAACTGTATTTATAGTGGTTTAATGGTCCCAACCTTTAAGTACGTCAGGACTGAAATTGTTTGTAGAGAACTCGAGACGATCAACGAGTTTAACCGCGCCCCCGCCTGTTTTGTCGATTGCAACAAACCCTTCTTGACCCGTAACTTTAAACCCGTTCTTGGTACGAATAAATGTATTAATCTTTTTAAGAGAGTCAAGCTTCTTAATGATGATAAGCTTGGCGGCAACAATAGCCTTCTGAAGGTCGTAGATCAAAGCAAGGTTAGTCTTATTTTCTTTGGAGAAGAACTTCATAAATTCTTCTTCTCGTTTATTCACACCTTCTTTGCCTCTTTCGCTTTTACGTTGAGTGCGCTCTTTTTTATAGCGCTCTGTGGACCACTTTATAAGACCATCAACGTGTTTCTTCGAATCAGCAGGTAACTCTTCAGTTTTACGAACAAACGTGTTGTTATAAGTTTCAAGGGTTTGTGCAAGTTGTGGATCAGCTTCAATCGCTTTAAGGGTTGAGCCCGCAATCTTTTGGAAAATCTTACCAGCCTTTGAAAGGGCGGCTGTAACTTCTTTGGTTTCGTCTGCATCCATTAATGCAGTACCGCTAAGGTCAGGAGTTCGTGCATCTTGATACCAAACAGTTGAAGTAGGTTTCAAGGAACTAATGTCAACGTTAAACGAAGCCTTCATATTCTCGAATGAAGTACCTGAATAGGATGTGTGAAATACGATACCCATCTTTGAACTTTTAATCTTTTTACCACCAGGAGTATTGGCAGGAACAGCATAAACAATCGTGTTTGGCTGGAAAGTAATATAAGGAACACCGTTGATCTTTTGTGGTTTAAGATCCGATTTGGTATACATCATGTCACCTTGCAAGACACCTTTAATTCCAAGTTTGGAAAGTTCATTAAAAGCAACAATCAACTTTGCTTGCAGATCGCCACTGGTATCAGCTTTAACATCTGCTTCAGATTTGTATACCTTTGGATCTTTATTAAAGATACCTTTTTTAGCAACAAAGAATTGGCCATCGGTTGGATCAATACCAGCAAACACTGCAGGAGCACCATCCCATTTGACAGTAACATCACTGCTGCTCTTTGCATTTCCTGCAAGCATGTCTCTTAACGAACGCAGCGCGGTAATTGCTTCCTTTGCTCCTTTAACTCCACCGTATAATACCGCATCTTCAATATGCGTCATGTGGGTATTCTTTCCCGAAGCTTCGGTGATATATGTCTTAAATGATTTCATTGTGTTGTAATTTATTTATGGCATACAGCAAACAAACTCTTTATTAGGATTAACGCTTAACTTGCAAGCGGCCATAAATTTAGCAGATACCAAAATCGGGTGGTCCATATTATTTCTATCGGCTAAGGAAAACTTAACATCTCTATAAACCCTGTTGCCCAGCTTAACATCAAACATTACAACCGGCCGTCTTTCAGGATTGCCTTTATCACCTCGTACTTTAATAACGGAAGTCTTAGGTAATATCTCTTTTGTAAGTTTGTGTTTGGTGTCTTGAATATAAAACTCAGCAACGTTTCCTTTTATCTTTAAATCAGTAACACCAATAGAGTTTACCGAACCATTACCCGTATCCATTTTAGCGGTCATGAGTTTAAAGTCGTCGTCTAAAATCTTCATGTATTCTATAACGCCGACCTCTTTGGTCTCGTAAGTCCAGTTCTCTTTCTCAAGTGTACTGTCAACAAGTTTACGAACCAGTGCAGTTCCGTTTATAACTTTTTGTTTTTCCACATCAAAGTAATTTGATTTAGACCCTGGTGAAGGGTTAACCTCCAAAACAAAATACTCACCATCGACTTGAATAATATCAACGCCGCAGTAATAACAACCCACAGACTTAGCAGCTCTCACCGCGAGTTCCATTTCTTTATCGTTCGGCTTGTGTGGCTCTACGTCAGAACCCAGAGAAACGTTTGTACGAAAGTCATCAGCCATCTTTTTACGTTTACTTGCCGCAATAACTTGACCGTTTAATACAAGAATTCTTCTATCGTCTTTAATCTTTTTAAGCTCTTGAAGTATTAATTCAACGTTGCTTTCAGGCTCAGCTTGAATTGCTTGTATAACTGACACCAGGCTTTCCCTGGTTTCAAGTTTCATAACTCCCTTACCGCCGTGACCTTCAGTAAACTTTAAGATAAGAGGGAACTTTCCACCAACTTCTTCAATACCTTTGTCGATGTATTCAATATCTGTAACCAAACACGTTTTGGGAGTGGGAACGTTATCGTTGACAAAGTTAATGTAAGAACTAAATTTATTACTTGCGGTCTTTACACTTTGAGGGGAGTTAATACAAAACACTCCGTGATCTGCCAACATTGAATGTAAAACGGCGGCGTTTCTATTTGTAACCACCGTTCTCCGAGCTATACATACCACATCTTCATTGCGGTCAATTTCCAAACTTTCCCCTTGGCCATCGTAGTTATGAATGACTAGTGTTTCTTTTTGCTCGTCCTTTTTGGACGCATATGCTTTATCCGATACAATTCTATACAGTTTAATTTTTTTCTTAGCGCAAATATCTTCAAGTTTATTGATTGTAGGTTCTTCGCCTTCTTTAGCAGAAGTTAAAACCAATAGCTTTAACGTGTCAGGCTTGATAGCCTCTTCATCTAAATAAGAATAAGTTTTGAATGATTCCATAGTGGTGATTAAAATTTATCCACCGAACTCATGTCCGGCAACCCGCTTCATTTGCTTTGTAAATTCTTTAAAGTCGGGCTTGTTTTTATAAAGCTTGATAGAAATCTCGTCGCGTTCTTTACCTTTGATACGCCACTTGAAACCTTTTTCAATGTGCTCGGGTTTGGTAGTTTTAATAACCCTGCGCTCGAATCCTTGTTCCCAAGTTTCTCCTTTATACTTACCAGTTCCTTCTTCAAGATCGGTGTCTTCTCCCAGTGAATCCCAAATAGGAAGCTGCTTCTTTAAGAATAACACAAGGGGTGCATCGTTTTTACGAGCAGAGGGACTAAGTCTGGAGTGTTGACCAACAATGATTTCTCCGAGTTCCCTACCCATTCCGCTCTCCAAGAACTCTATAATATCTTTATCGGACTTGAGAATGCGTGTCTTTTTAATTAGTTTAACAACGCGATCAAGTTGGGTCTTGTAATCTATACCACCGATATCAACGGTTCCTCTAAAACCGAAACCACTTTGAAGATTTACTGCCTCTTCAAGTTCGATGGATTCGACAAGACGAAGGTTTTTTCCAGAAATACCTTTAGTAATACTTCCAAACTTTACAAAGACGTCGTCTTTATTACCTTTGTGCAGGACTGTTCCCTTGAGCTTTGTTCTGACATCCATAACGACATCGCCTTTTACAAACTCTGTACCTTCTTCAATCTCGGCGGTATCAGTAATGTTAAGAGTACCAACCATAACTGGATGATATGCGCAAACATAGTAAAGAGTATCTGGAGCATCAGCAGGAACTTCAAATTCAAGTGTTCCTTTTTCAAGTCCGTTATTGGTTACACCATCCGTGTATTGATCACCTTCGCCACCGGTCTTATCTGTCTTAATGTAAAACGGATGTCCTGTTGCATCTACTTCAAAAACATACTTTCCTCCACGAACAAGATTCAAGTCAGCATTGCCAATACCATCTACTTCATAAGCTTGAGAGTTTGGTGCTACAACACTAATCGTTTGATGTTCTTCTTCTTCAATCTTACCGCGCATCTTACGTGCATTACGATTAAAGATATCTTTAGCAGCTTCAGCTAAATTGTCGTATGATTTTTCAAAGTCTTGCATGGGTTTAAGATTGGTTTTTCTGCTGAGTAATTTTTTTCAGCTTCTCTAAATGGTCTGTCCAAATATCATAAGCACCTTTAAGGTTTGCTTTCTTTTCGGGATCCTTGGTTCTTTCAATAGCAACCTTTGCTCTTTGCTGCATAACCAGTGTAGCTTGAACTTTATGAGCGTGGGTTCTATCAGCTTTATCTATAATAGCAATTCCTTTCTTTGCAGTCTCAGGATCTTTAAAACCTAGCCCGTGAATTGTTCCTTCAGGATCTTCGTCTGTATATAAATCAGAGTGAGAAGACGAACCAGTGTGTTGACCTTTTTCGCGAGGAATTCTTTCCGTGGCTTCTTTATAATAAGGTTCACCAGCGCGCTTAGCCCATTCATGAGAAACATCATCCTTATCAATAGGACCACCTTTAGCCCATGTATGACAGGCTCTGGCAGAGTGACACTTGAAATGATGCATCCAGCAATAACCTAGAACGCCATCTTCATCAGATGTTACACCCGGCATACATTCGAGCATTCTTGGGGATATATCAAACGCAACGCAGTTAGCGCAAAGTGATGCCTTTGCAGCTTTCTCTGTTGTTTTCCAATACTTAGCAATGTCTTTCCAATACGTCCCTGGCTCTGATACATTCAACGGGCCATAGTTATAGTTCTTTATTGTTGCATCGCGATTCTTTGTATTAATTGCAAGATCCTGGGTTGCAGGAGGACACGGTGTCTCAGCTTCTTGAATTAACCTCGCAATATCTTCAATATAAGAACTAAATGATTTCATGTTTTAGGTACTGTAGGGTGGTAATTAAACTTTGCAATTCGTCCATCCTTCTTTATGGACTTTCCGTCAACAAGCATTTCAATAGGGTAAGGTTCATATTTATCTCCAACCCAATAAGCCATTTCATAGCTGCCGTCTTCATTCATGGTTACCAATACACCCCTGTCGTAATCATCTCTATCTTGCTTTAAGATATATGTTTTACCTCGTTCAAGAATGAGATCAACTTCATTGTTGGATGTATCTTCATGGTGAACCTCAGCTGTAAGAAGTTGGTTAATAACTGTGGTCAGCATTGGTTGCGGCAGAGCCAAAATCTTTTCCGCGGTTGCGGAAGTAAGTCCGGCAACCTCTATCAGTTTTTGTTTTAACGCTGGAGTTGGCTTAAGTGATTCTTCGTGATACGTCTCGCTGTATTGAGTGATATCATCGTAATTAATCTCAACTTCTCCACCTGGCCAAGCCGGAATAGGTAAAGCAATGATGGATTTATCTTGCCACAAATCACTGGTGTTGAAACCCTGTTTGGTTTGCTTTGGTCGATAAATTGTATACTGACCACCATCGCTTGTTTGAATAACCCCTTCAGGCTTTTTCATAGTGCGGAGCAAAGTTCTTTTATTAAACTTCATGTGCTTCGCCTCAGAGATTTCCTTTTCTTCCAACTCAACAGATTCCTTTTTACCTTTGTGTTTTTTCCAAAGGTCAGCATCGGTTGTCTTTTGAGTTGTACCGCCAGTGAGAAAGGAATTAACGCGAGCAAAAGCCCATTGCTGTGGAGTAGTCCCTGGGCGGTGGCCAGTTCTCCAAGCAGCCATTCCTCGGTCGTATACTTTCTTTAAGATGTCGTATGCAACACCAGATTCGTCAGCTTTCTTTTCAAGACCTTTAATGGTTTTTTCTGTTAGCGCATCCTTATCGTCAAGGTAAGCGGCAACGGCCATTTGGCGTATCTTTTCTTTAGACTTCCCTTTAAACTGAGGAGCATCTGACTTCATAAAGTCTTTGATATAATCCCCTGCATCGTCTTTTTTAGGGTCCAGTTTTTCTTCAACGCTTTGGCCTGGAGTAATCTTTTTGTAATTTTTTGCCAGTCCGTCAGTGCCTATTCCTTTTGTGTCTTCTGTGTCTTCAGCAAGTGTGTAGCCCAACCCAGGTACATTATTATATCTATCTAGTTCTTGACCGGATGGTGTTTGGATAGATACACTCTGGGTTCGACCCCGGCCTTTAACCTTTACAATCTTGAGAGAAGAAGCCTCTGAGCCATATTCTTTTTTCAACTGCTTTTTGAGTTCTGGCATTGAATAGTATTCAACCTTCTCACCAAACATGTCCTTATAGGCCTTTGTATATTTACTTGGTTTGGTTTTACCTCTTGCATCTCCAGGTGCAGGTTTATAAGCAGCGGGATCGTCGTCATCCATTTTAGCCTGCTTATTAAACTGGGCCCGACGCTTGTCTTTGGTTGAGTCGCCTAAACCTGCACCATAACCTTTAGAAAGTTTGGGAGCTTCAACAATGTTTTTAAAAGAAGGTATATATGATTCAACAATTTCAAGTACAAGGTCTGAATCGCCTTTCTTAAACAACCGATGCCATTCCATCTTGGGAATTGAAAGTGATTGGCCCTTCTTTAATTCAAAAGGAACACTTTCATCTAGTTGAAAGAACCAACCTGTTCCTTCAGCAACCGTTACTTCACGGTGCGTCTTATCCCTATGCCAAATAAGTTCTTCATTTTCCACGCCTGCGGAAAAGGTTCTAATCTTTTTACCTTCTTTCTCTTGATCTGTATAGGGTTGCATATTGCTTATCTGTATTTCCTATTACGGCATCAGCTCACCCATGTTATCACCCTTTACGACCTTAAGGGTAAACTTCTTTGAGTAAGTTGGCCAATCCTTGGGGTAGGATGTTTTCATCAATTCTTTAAATACCTTTTCAGCCTTTTTATTTGCTTGGCCTATGTCTTTGGCTTGAACATAAAAGGTTGAGTAAAGCTGCCCACTGGACTTAACCTTCATTTCAGCGGTAAACCATTCACCGTGTTCTGATTCTTCAAGTTCGGCGCCTTCTCTAATGGTACTATCCCAAGCAGTAATGAATTCATCTCCATCTATTCTAAAGTGGCCAATAAGATCTGCAATGATTTCGCTCATGGCAACTTGATCCCCATCTTGATATTTTTCACCAGTAATAGCTTTGTAATTTTTACGAATGGCTTTAGCAAACTTTGGCATATCACTTACTAGACGACCTCTGATTCCAGCTTTAGCAAGAACCTTTAGTGAATTTTTTAATGAGCCCGTCTCTTCTTCAAGATCGGTGGACTCCTCTTTCTTAGCCTTTGCAAGATCTTTAGCAAGGTCAATAGCTTGAGACATAATCTTTTCAGCGGTCTCTTGACTAATTTCAACAGGATATGTTTTACCATTGAATTCAAATTCATCTTTACCAGCAACCTTGGCTGCGGCAGCTGCGCCAACAAACTCGTTACTTTCAATAAAATCCGTGTCTTCTTCCATGTCCTTTGCAAGTTGTTTTGCAAGCTTCAGTGATTGGGACATAATCTTTTTAGCAACCTCTAAATCCATCTCAACTGGATATGTTTTACCATTAAATTCAAATTCATCTTCTCCAGCCACGGCAGCTGCGGCAGCAGCTCCAGTAAAATCGTTGGCTTCTTTGAATGTCTTGTCAAGTTTCTTACCATCTGGAGTATACTTGACAAGATTCATTAGTAGGTAGGCAGACCTACCCAATGCCCTCTGACGAAAAAGAATTTTGGTTTTAGGCGTTTGTGGAGCTTTAAATGTAATATGTTCGTCGCCAATATCAAGTACTGCTCCAAAGTTTGTTTTATCACCAACTTTAAGCTGCGCCACTTTCTTTTTAATTTTAGCAACATCTTCAGTTAGCATTAAGCCTTCAGCAGTTTGAATTAATGGGTCTCTGTTATAAGATTCTTTCATTTTAATATAAAGATTAGATTGATTCTATTTATATGGTTTATAGTTTTACCAAAAAAAGTTTCCGCCTCCTTTTAAGCCAAGGTCTTTAGCATAGCGGGGCATATTACAAGCCCACCAACCGGGGGTTGTTCTGTCTTTCTTTAAATGACAGCGGTGACGAGCGGCAAAGGATGCAGCAGCAGCTTTATCAGAAATCTTAGCGGTAAGACCACTTGTATCTCCCCATTCAACTTTAACTACTTTACCTTTATCGTTCTTAACGTAAACAAAGTATTTCTTTTTACCGCCTCGCTTGGGGGTATCCAACTCAACCTCTTTTCCTTTATATTCAGCTTCGGCAATAAAGGGATGGTCGAGTGGAACTTCTTCTCCTTCGTAAATACCAAACTCGCCAATGTCTGTTGAGAGCAAATGGCGATCAAAGGAGGTAAGATCAAGATCTTCTTTTAACGAACGGGCTGCGCGAAAAAGAGCGTAATAATTTTCTGTGTGAGGACGGAAAATGTTTTCCGAAATTGGAATGTTATTGTCCTTGTGAAATTGTAATGCCTGCTCTATTTCTTGGTTCATGATTTCTCACTTAATTGTAGTAAAATCACACATCATACGAGTCGGGTATCCATCTTTACCTTGGGTATCTCTAATGTTGATTTTAAATTTATATGAAGCTGATTTGAATTCTACATCAACGCGTTTACCTCGACCGGTTTTACCACCATAATAAACTGTAACGCCACCAGCGATCTTTGCTGCTTTCTTCATTGCAGATTGATTCATTTCTTTTGAAAGAATTCCCTTTGACATTTTGTGGATGATGTGATAGTTATAACCTATTCCTGATTGCAACAACTTTTCTATTTTGTTGGAATCCACCTTTGCTCTAGTATCAACACTACCCTTACTGGTACCATTAAATACTTCTGAAAATTTGACAGGGTCAATGCCAAAGATGCTAAGGAGATTTAAGCCGTCTTTATTAGTAATCTTACTGGATTTAATCTGATCTGGAGTTAGAATCCTTCTTACACCCACGTTGAAGAATGTAGTAGTTGTACCTAACTTAAGGCTGAGATAAATTTCGCGATTATCAGTAACTAGTGTAACATCTGTAACTGATTTACCAATATCGAATCCAGATCCTTTTGGGTTATCTAAAATAATGGTTGGACCAAATTTAAGAGGGCGTTTGGTGTTTTCACCACCAACAACATTAACATCTAGCTTACTTGAATCACTAAGCTTATATGTTTTATCAAGGTCTTTAATAGCGGCAAGCATACTTTTATTTTCAACTTCTTCGCCGTTCCACCATGTAGTTATGGCATTTGCAAACGCGCCTTCAAATATATTACCACGATTATTTACACCGCGATTACCGGATGATCCATTACCGAACTTGAGCTTAATTTTTTTAATACCGGCTCCAGAAACAATATCAGATATCTCGGTTTCCGATTGAAGTTCGCGTGTAACATTAACGTTATTCTGTTTCTTTTTATCAATATTGATAGGAGTATAAACGCTTGGATACTTTGTCCTAAGGAAAGTAAACAGCGCTTTAATTTCATTTTGGCTATCAGTAGAAAAATCCTTTAACTCAGTTTCTATTTCTTCGACCGATTTTGGAAAGAAAGAATAAGCTTCTGATAAAAATTCCTTAAATCTTTTCATAATACTATTTATACTTTATTGTTATTTTTATGCACCTTGAATTCTTCGTATAAAACCGTCTCCAGTCGGGTTGCTTCCTTTTCCCATGGCAGGGATTCATAAGCTGCACCGTGGTAATACTTTTTACCACACCAAGTATCAATCTTGTGACCGAATTTAAGTTCTCTACGGCAGAATTGTTTTACGTGAACAAATTCATGAGCCAAGGTTGTAAGAGTTTGCTTTTTAGAAAGGTCTGCGTCGACCAATATTTCAAAACAGTTTGGTTCATCAAGGTGCCAACACTCCCCGTATGTTCCGCTGTTCTTGATAAGATTCTTTCTTCTTTTAACAGCAATGTGAAGTATCCTTTTTCGAGGAATCAGCTTGTTAATGAAAAACTTAGACGCTTCACGAATATCGTCTCTCAGGTCTGGCTTGTCTTTGCAGCCATATATTCGTAAAGTTTTGTCTATCATTTTTACTATTAATTATTATAAACTATTTTATGATAAATGTAAATAATATAATCAAAAAGAAGGGTTTTAATCCTCCTTTTTCCACTTAATTACGCGTAAGTTTCAATCATTCGCCGGAGATCACCGTCTTTTACAGCAACCCCAGCAGAAAGAGCACCTGCAGCCATATTCAGTCCCCGGCTGAGTTTACGAAGGTTTGGTTCTTGCTTGCTCTTACCTTTACGAAGAAGATCCACAACCTTTTTCCTTTTTGTCAAATCAAGGGTCAGACCGTCTTCTAATTTAATCTTATCAACAATCTGATCCATAAAGTCATAAATCTCTGCTTCAGTTGGATCAATGTCAATGATGTATGCGCGTGTTCTTAGCGCACCGTCTGGATCCAGCTTTTGCATTTTAAGGTTGGTAATAAAAATGATCTTACCAGTAAACTCAAAATAACGAGGAATGAGATTTTGGTCAAGCATTTCTTCGTCCGTGATATCCTCTTCAGGATCAACAACGTTTTTACCCATTTTGTTCCAAACGAGCTTCCGAATCTTTTTGGTATCAGTTGCAGCCTTGAGAAGGTTTCTACTTTCCTGATCCTTAAAGGCATCGTCACTATCATCAAAAAGAATGATATCGTTCTTGTAACGAAAGAGTAGAGAATACATACCTGCAGCAGTTGTACTACCAGTGTTCTTAAAGTATCCTGATCCGTCTCGCAGACCCATGTCAGCAAGAACCTTTTCGGTTGTGTGTGTTTTACCAACACCACCTCGACCAGCAATAAAGATTGCATTGGCTGCGCCGTTAACAGTTAGTTTGAGAAGGTTTTCTAAATCTTCAAGTTGCTTCTCAAAGCTGATGCGGTCACGATCTGCCATAAGAGCATCGGCGTTACTGTTATCAGCATATTTTTCACCAGCAGATCCACGCTTAACAGTTCCTTTTGTACAACCGATTGTAAGTAGAATATCATCTTTTGAATTCTTAACCTTAGCAAGGTCTGCAGGTTTACCTACAAACTTAAATGCGGTTCCTTTCTTTTGCATGAGCTTCGGATGTAAACCGACAATCGCATCAAAAACCTTAACCCCAGCACTTTTGTATGTTTTATAAACCATCCCCTTTGAAAAGCCAGAGTCGGTCATCATTTCAACAATGTCGTCAAACATTCCACCAACGTCGCCTATAGCAGCCTTGGCCTCGTTAAGATGAACAAACCTGAAGGATGGCTCCATGTGTTCATTAAGTGATACCCCATCGGGTAAAGTATAAACGGTTTTATTGGTTGGGCCGCCAGCATTAATAATGTTGGCAACAAGTGGAATGGTTTTTACTAGACCAGTTGTTTTCTCAAACTCGAGATAAAAAGGCTGCTTATTATTGAGCCAAATGTCAATAGAAGAAAGGCTTGATGCAGTAGGACCACTGGATTTCCAGTTGAATCGAATACTAATATTACCTTTGCCAGAAAACAATCGAATACCAGATCCACCACCTGATGAACCACCTGAAAATTTCTCTATGCCTGGAAGCTGGAAAAATGAATATCCAGTTTTACGTTTGAGATATTTTGCAATTAAGAAGGTGGCTTTATCAAGTGAACCTGTTGAAATATCTTCTTTAATGAAATCTTTAAAGTTGCTTGTGCTCATGGATAGTATTTATAGACATTACTATTTATATTTTTTATCCACTTAACACTTATTCCACCTTAAAATCACTAAAGTCTGAAGAACTTCGCCCGCTACTAAATGGCTTGTCTGGAACAGGGGCAACAGGACCAGAGCTTTGTATAATATTCGCAGTAGGATCAGCAATATCGTAAAGTCGCATTTTGGAACGATCAACTCCAACCGTAAATCTTTTATTTGCGGCAAGATCATTGTAACGATTCTTAAGCTGCTTAATCATAAGTTGACCCATGCCCTCAAGCTTTTCGTTAGAGATAAGAGCAATCATTAAGTCGGCTGTTGCTGGTAATCCAAAACTTTCAGAAGTATCGGTAAGCTCAACATCGCTGTTATTAAATCCTGTTCTTGTTACTTGTGTAGCACTCCAGATAGGAACATTGGTTTCTACTGCAAGGCCGCGAAGTTCTTCAGCAATAGCCTTAATAAGAGAGTAAGTATTAATTCCACCGCTAAGACCTTTGATACGGGATGATGCACAAATGTTTAGATAATCAATATAAACCACGTCAGGAACAAAATCCTTTTTCATTTTAAGCTCGGTAAGAAGAGCCCGAAAGTGTCCAACATGAGCACTAGCCGTGGGATATTCTTTTACTACAAGCTTACCTTTTGTCTTACTTGCAATAGCTTCAACCTTTGACGTAAAGCGATCATTGGTCATATCTTTTAACTGATCAATACGAACATCAAAAAGGTTTGCATCAATACGTTCGGCAATGCGTTCTTCCGCCATCTCCAGCGTGATATAAAGAACATTCTTACCTTGTGAAAGAGCTGCAGAAGCAAGGTGACACATGGCCAAACTTTTACCAACTCCAGTTCCAGCAAGAATAATATTCAGCGTTTTGTTTGGTACACCACCGTTGGTAATGGTATTCATCATGTCAAGATCAAATGCCATCTTATCTTCATGAGTATTGTAAAAGTCAAATCGAGCTTGAGCATTTTCAATATAATCATGACCGACATTGGTATCAAAGGTTACGCCCAGAGCTTTACTTAAGATATCTGGTATCGCACCTTCTACTTTATCTTCGCTCTTACCGTCAATAATATTAATAGCTTCCATAACCGCAAGATGAACCGCGCGGTCTTTACACCATTTTTCAGTTGTGCTAATCAACCACGAATCATCTGCTTTAGCAGGAGACTCAAAAGAATTAATGGTTTGCAGGATTTCATTCACATTAGAACGAGAAGAATAATCAGAGCTTTGCAACTCAATAGAAAGAACTTTAGAATTAGGGAGCTTGTTATACTTACCAACAAACTTTAATATCAGATCGTATACCGCTCTATCTGAACCTTCAAAATATTCAGGGCGAAGGTGTGGCATTGCCTTACGACAATAAGTTTCATTATGTACTAAATTATTTAATATGATGTCTTCAATTTTCTGGGTCATTCTGTCCAATCTTAAATTCGTTTTCTGTTATAATAGACTCAAGAACTTGTCCAACGTGCCGTTGAAAATCGGAGTTTGAGTCAAGCTCTTCTTTGGTGTATTCTTCGTTTCCTTCTTCAACTTCGTAAAGAAAACTTAACCGCCCTACCATCTCTCCGTTCACTTCTTCTTCGGTGAGGTTTACATTTCCGTATGCATAAACTACACCGCTGTATAATCCACTTGTCAGTTTTATTGAAAAGCGGGCGGCATGGCGATCACTGTTGATTAACCTATAATCAAATTCTTCTTTCATAAGAGATGAAGAGGCTGGGCGCCACCACAACACCCAGCCTCTTTTAAGGTTCTACTTTTCAGTTGAAGAGCTCTCACCTGCAGAACCAGATTCGGAGTCGACAGAATCGTCTCCTAGTAACGAACGGTGAGCAACTTTAAAATTATTTTCAATAGCTGATGCGAAGTCAGTCTTCTCAAAAAGGGTTTTCCAGAACTCGGCTTTAAGCGTATCTTTCATACGAACATTGCCAGTAAGTTCTTCTTTTGTCTCTGGATTAACAGCCATGTACCATCCGTTCTTCGGCTTGACAACATACCCTAAATCAATAGCAACTTCGGTGAATCCAGACCAGCGTTCGATTCCGCCTTCCCATGAAACAGAGATTGGGATCTTGCTTTTCTCTTTAACAAATCTGGACTTCTCAATGTTAACAACAAAGTCGTATCCAATAACCTCTGTTCCCTTCTTATCTTGACGCCGGCCGATAATCCAAACGTTATCAGCACTATACATAACACCAGTACCGCCACTAACAATCGCCTTTGGAAACAAGCCTATCTCTTGATAAGTATGGTTGATTGCAATCAAAGGGATGTCATTGATTGTAAGGAATGGAGTAACCATTCTAAACAGACCCTTAAGTGCCTTGGCTCTAGTCATGTCGGCCACCGACTTTTCATTCATGGCATCTTCAACTTCTTTCTTTGAAGCAATGTTACCAACCGAGTCAATGATTACAATAACCTTGTCTTTTCGCGTGATCTCTTTGAATTGGTTTACAATATCAAACTTAAGTTCTTCAATGTTTGTAATAGGACAGTGAAGGACTCGGCTCGTGTCAATGTCAAAGGATTCAAAGTATGCTTGAGGAGAACCAAACTCTGTATCGTAAAAGATCAGAGCTGCGTCTTTATGCTTTTTAAGATAAGCTCCAGCCATAAGAAGAGCGAAGCTTGTCTTAAAGTGTTTACTTGGCCCTGCCAGTACCGTAAGGCCGCTTGCAAGTCCGCCGTCAATGCTGCCGCTTAGCGCGACGTTAACCATTCCTACTGGTGTTGAAGTAAGATCCTTTTCAGAAAAGAATTTAGAATCAGAGAGAATATCCGCACCCGCAACACGAGTGGTTTTCATTAGTTTATCAAGTAATGCCATATGTTTTGTTGTATTTGTTCTTTTATATTATAAACTATATTCCTATGAATGTAAATTAAAAAATGCGTCTAATTCTAAAGTATTTGATACTTCACAACCGTCTGCAGTTTCAACATCTTGCTTTTTATTGTTTTGTCTTACAAGTGGAGTAGGAGCAAATTCAGTGTTGCCTTCCAAGTAAAGTAAAATACCTTTCATCATATCTTCAGCAGTTGTAGCAGGAACGTTCTGACAAATATGATTTACTTTAGAACGAAAGTTTTCACCGACCAAATTAAAATCTTCAGGCATCTTCATAATACGAAGGCAATCACGAATACTAATCCAGTTATCAGTATAAGGATTTAACAACGCTTGAGGCATTGCTCCAATTAAAGATGGTATTTCATTTCCCCGAGGAATGGTAATACCGTGAGCCCAATACCCTTTCCCTTGATCGAGTTTTACTTGCATGGCGCGAGCCCTTCCTCCAACCTTATCATGGCCGTTTGCTTCCATCCAATCAGCTACATCTAGCAAGCTTTTATCATATCCTCCATCCGAGTGAACAATAAGATTCTGGGTTTTGGTAAACGTCTGTTGAAGTTCAGCAATTGTTTTTGTTCCCGTAGCAGCAAGTTGATATTGAAGCCATGAATTGTCGTAAGGGGAATTTTGATTTGCGGTGATATTCATTGGGTCATCCTTAATTGGATCTTGACTAAGAATATCCTCAATGCTTTCCTGAGGCTTGCGATACCATGGAAAGATTGGTGCTGTTTTAGAATCGGTAAAGAAGTAAAACGTGCGAGGGCGCTTTTGCGATAAACCGTGTAAACGACTTTCGGTATAATACAAGTTAAGGCTGTAGCCATGTTCTTTACCAATCTCGGCCAACTTATCAGCAACAGGAGCTCCTTTTTTTGTGAATAAGCGAGGCGCATTCTCACCCCAGAATACTCGAGGCTTGACCTTTCCAAGAACGTAGTTTGCTGTTAAGTACATCCAGTCGTTCGCCCCAGCATCAACACTGCTGTTTACATTTAAGCTTGAAAGACCAGCACAAGGGCAAACTGTATTAACAACGTCAACCTTTTCAGGAACATAATCTTCTTTACCTTCTTCATCTAAATAGGTATACTCGCCAGTGTATCCTTTACCTCGAATGTAATCAACAAAGTGTTCATCATTTGCGGTAAAAGGCTTATAGGACAGAACCCATTCAGGCAGTTGACCATCCAGCGCATTCATTACACCAATGCTTTCTCCACCAATTAAAGGAACTATAGTTCCGTATGTAGTTTTACTTTTCATAGTTATCTGATTTAATTATTCAACTGATTTTTAACAATTCTTAACATTCTCCACTGTCTTTCAGGATCATCGTAATGCAAAGGAATGCACGTTGCAAGTAAAAGAATGCCGCCGTTTAGAATTAATTCAACGGGCAACTTATACTCACAAAGCTTTTCAATAAACACCTTCTTTACAGTTTCGTTTTGAGAGGTGTTGGAAACAATAGCACTGTATCCATAGTAAACATCATGGGCGAGCTTACACCAGTCATAAAGGCTATCTCCAATGCAACCAATTTCTCCGCCGTAATTACCTCTTGGATCAATGAATTTAAACTGATTTGTGTAATGATTGTAAAGTATATTACCAAAATGAAAATCACCATGATGAACCGCTACACCAGTAACGCTATCCTGAATGGTAGATGCTATATTCATTAGTGTGGTTACTTCTTTAGGTTTAAGCGCCACATCAGCAAGACGGTCTTCAGCCTTTTTAATCCAAATGTTTTTAGAAAGATTTTGAAAGCGATCAGTTGTATCTTTATCTTCAGAAATAGGAGAGGAAAAGTAATTAAACTTAATCCTAAACAACTTGTCCATAATAAAAGACCAGTTGGCTTCTGAAAGATTTTCATATTGCATAAGATCTGAAAGCAGTGAACCAGATTCATATGACATGATTAAATCCGTTTTATGCGGAAGGATTCTAGGAACAAACATGCTTTGCTCTGGCGTGATTGAGTTGTACCACAACCGCTCAGCATTTAAAGTTTCTACACTATGATTGGATTTATAATCAGGAGTCTTGGTAACGGTACCTAGATCATCGTTAAACGCAATGTTATTAAACGCACGACTTTTAAGTTTAAGAAGCTTAGCACAAGTTTCGTGATAAACACTTAGAGTACCAATGTCATACCACTCAGAAGTTTGATGATTTGCAAATACAAAATCGTTACTAAGTTTTTCGTATCCTTTAAGAGCGTTAGAGATATCATAGTCATCCGACTCGTCAAATGCTTGAGCGGCCAATTTACCATTCTTAAAGGAATACAAACCAACCAATGCCATTGCCTTTTCAATGTTTTTATCAGGCTTATCAAAATAATCACTACCGTTCCACATGCACCAAGAAGAATGGTTATCAACCTGTTTGCATAACAGAAAGTCTGAACCAAGAGGCATGTTTTCGGTTAAGATGATTGCATCACCCAGCCATACAACTGTGGGTCGGGAAACTTCAATTTCACCAAAGCCAAGAGCAATGGCAGGGCGGGGACCGTTAAGAGTCTTTTGCTTTACGAACTTAATGTCTGGATATTTCTTAGAGCAATACTCGCGAACATCATCAAACTTACCGTCAACAATAACAACCTCTTGAATATCTGCGTGCTTTCTTGCATGCTCTATAATGTAATCAAGGCAGGGTTTACCGTTAACCCTTACCATGATTTTAGACATGTTGTTTGAAAGTGGCTTTAAGCGAGTTGCCTCCCCCGCCGCAGGGATAATAAGATTAATCTTCTTCATTGTAATTCCAATCTTTAAATTGGTCAAGCGTCATTGACTTATCATCAACATAATATGTACTAGCATAAGGTTTACCAAAATGAATTTCATTATAAGGAACGTCATGACGAGATAACCAAGAAGTAGTTATAATGCCAATATCTGCAATGATCTTTTCAACATCTCCGTTATGCGTTAGCATTCTTCTAGCAGAAGAAAGAGTAATGTACCAACCATCATCAGCCATCTGCTGCATCTTTTCAATAAGAGGAAGGTTGGGTTTGGCTAACCCATACTTTTCATAGCTATCTTTTTTAGAATGATCAGGAAAACAGATTGTGTCGTCAATATCAAAAACGATTGATTTTTCTTTCATTATATTACTTGATTGCAATTTCTTTAAGGCCTTTAAGCAGAGCTGTATTCATGTATGTACCGTCATAGTACTCATCTTTAAGAGCTTTATCAATAGCGTCCTTTAATTGATTGTATGCATCTGGGTTTTCTTCAAGAAACTCAATCTTATCAAAAAGATCTTTTGAATCTGTTACACGAAGAAAGGCAGGAACATTTAAGTGCTTTTGCTCATCGTAAGTTGGATGCAAGAATGGGATTATTCCATAATGGGCCATCTCCCAAAACTTAGCTGTAACCCATCCCTTTTTGATCGGAATACAAAAGGTATACTTAACTCGAGGAAGCATACTTTGCAATTCGTTAAACTTCTTAGGTCCTTTAAATCTGCTATCGTCTCCAACGGTATCGGGATTCCACTTACCATAGATATCAACATCCTTTACGTGGTCAAGTATATACTTTTTTAAATCAGGATAACGGGACTTTGGTAATCCTTCATTACACACAACCATAAAGTTAATATCCTTTACGTTATCTTCTACCTCTTCAGGCGCATCAGAGAAAAACGAATCAAGAGAACCTTCCTGTTGCACTATAGCTTCTCCTCGCCTTTTACCAATAAGGAATATTGTTTCCATTGCTTTATACTCTTGGGGAATCTTTGTTGTGATGTCCTTTACCGAGTCGTATTCTTCTGGAGCGGTGTGTTCACAAATCTGATTGTATTGCGAATAAATCTTTTTAGGCGGATTCATCAAGTCACGCATCTTCCCAGGGTAAAGACGAGGATCATTTAAAACCATAATCCACGGAAGGTCTTTATAGGTATTTAAATAGTGAATGACTGGACCTGCATACAACTTCTGAGCATCAAGAGGAGTCGCAAGCTGAGATCGATTCTTTCTCTGCCTAGCCCATCCTGTAACATTAGAAGTTGCGACCAACCCCTGCAACATGATAGCAGCATCAACTTTTAAGTCAGGGTTGGTAAGAATAAATTCCTCCATAAATGCTTGGTTACCGTCAGGGCGAACCACGCCATCCCTTGCCATAAAAACGTCCGTCTTCCATTTCCCGAGTCCAGTCCATACGTCAATAAAGTTACGATGTTCGTTTATGCGTTCTTTATCTGCAAGAGGCAATCGAGAATAATCACTTTGACCCAGCATAATAAAAGTGTGCTGAGGATTATTACGAATAAGGTTTTCATACAAGATTGGAGCTTCATTATCTCCACCTACTGCTCCCCAGCTTTCGCTGTTAAACAATACTGACCTTCCAATTTTTCCGATACCAATTTTCATTGATCTATATATGTGGTTTTAACACCAGCTTCAAGGAAGAACCTTTCGGCCAATGAACACGACTCATTCCAACGGTTATCCTTTGTTTCATTGCTCATCACCACCCCTTTAATTCCAACTTGAATAATGGCCTTGGCGCATTCGTGGCAAATAGGTAATCCGTAAACATAGATAGTTGATCCATAAAGTGAAACACCGGTACGAGATGCGTTGTAAATAGCATTCATCTCTGCGTGTGAAATCCTTTTGTATTTCATTTCACGGTCAGCATAAAGCTCATCCAAGTCGCTGAGTCCGCGTGGGAATCCGTTGTATCCTTGTGCAAGAACCTGACCGCTTTCTCCAACAATAACAGCACCGCATTGTGTTGAAGGATCTTTCGACCAAGAAGCAATTTCTTTAGCTAAAGATATGTACCTAGCGTTCCAATCTGTAAACATAACTTAGTCCTCTGTATCTGAAGGCTTGACGCGATTTAAAAAGTCACGGTCTGGGCACTGGCCATCAACACTACCTCGGATAAAAGATACCGCAAAGCTTGCATAATTAATCATGTCTTTAAATGAATCTTCAACCGACTCAAAGTTTGGCTCGTAAGTAGGATCGAGTTCCATTGCTTCAACAACGCTTTGAGCACGCAGCACTTTGGCGTAAATGATTTCAAGGATTGTCTTTACTCCGCTTGGGTAGTAATCGGATTGACGAATTCTTGACTTGGGATTTTGATAGTCGTTTGACTTTTTGAGTTGGAGCTCAGCGCATTCTTTTAAAACGCGAAGGCTTTCTTTATCGTTATTCATATTCTATTATACACTATATCAGGGTGAATGTAAATACTTATTTTACGAACTTGAAGTGGCGTTCGTATACGTGAAGTGAACCAACTTGCCAAGTAATATCGCCTACGCTGTAATCAGCAGTGGCAAGACGGTTAATATCGGCAACAAGATTTTGCAGAACGTGTAGCTGCCAAGCATAGTCATTACGATAACCAAAGATAACATCATTGCTTCGCATTTGAACAACTGCGTTTACTTGGTTTCCTCGAATAAGATATTGAACTGCGTTGGTGCAGATAAAATCAGACATGCCGTCAACCGAAAAGTCTTCGTGCATTGTCGGCCGTTGGTAAATCATTACCGCTCGGCGTGTTTGTCGATCAACAAGCAGTTGTGTTAAAACGCTTTGGTATTGATTGAAGTTTTCATCGCTGCTGATTAGATATCCGTAGTTTGAGTTGATCATACCACTATCAGATGAAATGCTTTTCCAGATGGCTGGAGTTTCACCAGGGATATCTTTAACGTTTAAGCTTTGGCTTTCATACCAAGCAATTTCACGAGAGATGTATTCTTCATTAGGTGTGCCGAAGATTGCAGGAGCATCAGCGAGAAAGCTCGCACCAACAAGGTCAAGTGTTTTGACGCCGGTTTTATCTTCTACGTATTCTTCATTCTCAAGTGCAGAAATGAAGTAAGAACGTATGTCTTTTATTGTTTGCATAAATCTATTATATCAAAAATGCGATAAAATGTAAATACAATTATTCGCAACAAAGCTCGTGTAAAAGCCAACTTAAGGATCGTCTTACGTCCTCAATAGCGTATCCTTCTTCAATCAAGTTCATGATTTGTCTGTCTATCTGACTTAAACAAATTTCCCAGTGCTCTAATTCTCTATCGCCTTCGTTCATATTATTTTGTCACGGCCATCCAAAGGCCTACATTGCTAAGTGCATACGCGGCATAGGTAATGCCCATTGGTACGTTGTGTCTCCAAAACTGATCCACACTAACAATGGTGTAGATTGTTCCAGTTATTACAATAAGCCAACCGCTGTTAATCATCTGATAGGATCAAGTCTTTCGAGTTGGACATCGTGTTCTCCTCCAATGCGGTCAATGCAAAAGTAATAACCGGTGTCAGGATCAATCTCCTCAACAATGGCCCATGCGATTCCGTCAATAAGAACTTCTGAACCGCGTTCGATTTCTTCTTTATTTTTCATAATGCAAATTCTATTTAAGAGATCTGAGAATCCAGTCAACCGATGTATCCAACTCATCAGCTTCGCGAAGTGTTTTAACCTCTTCCCATGCGTGGGTTGTGTGATTGAGTACTCGTTCCTTAACCATGCCGCCTTGGATAAAGAGATCATCGCTCCAGCCGAACTCCTTGCAGAGATATTCCAAAGCGATTTGTTTTTCATCTTCAGGTGAGATGGTGATGCTGACTTGTCCTGTTACTGTTTTCATAGGGTAGTGAATTTGTGGTTGGGGGTTTTTACATTGACCAGTAGGTCTCGGAAGCGGGGCTGGAGCAAGACGGGGTGTTTGCCGCCTCGAGGTATTTTTTGCCGGTCATGATGTTGGTACGCTCGATCATTTTGACCTCACCGTTTTCATAGTGAGGACAAATACCGTTGACGTATTCTTCGACGGAGCAAACAGCTGCGATGTCGTGTTCGTAGCCGGAAAGC